CTTGGTGGCCTGAGTATTACTAACCAACAGTGGTATGGCTATGGAGCGCGGATATTATTTCAATCCAAGAACAACTCCGCAGGAGACATCAAGACATTAGGAGCAATTACTGGCGAAGGTGATGGAGCAGATAAAGGCCGCCTAGTGTTCTCGGTGACGAGGGATGGCTCGGCATCACCAACTGAGGCTTATCGCATAAGCAATACGGGATTATCAAATGTCTTTAGCTCCACAAACGTATTTATTTCATCCACCAGTCAAGGCGCCGGAACTTCGACACGTTTTTATTCTGGTCGCCATAGTGCCACAGGTGCAGATGCTAGCGGCACAGAGACTTTTCTTGTTTGGAGCAATGGCAATGTCCAAAATACAAACGCCAGCTATGGTGCTATTTCTGATGCAAAGCTGAAAGAAAACATCGCGGATGCCACTTCACAGTGGGGCGATATCAAGGCTCTTCAGGTTCGCAAGTACAACTTCAAAGCTGAAACAGGTTATGAAACCCACACCCAAATCGGTCTCGTCGCTCAAGAGGTTGAACTGGTCTCTCCTGGCCTTGTTTCCGAATCCCCCGACCGCGACGCTGAAGGCAACGACCTTGGCACTGTCACCAAGAGCGTCAACTATTCGGTGCTCTACATGAAGGCAGTTAAGGCGCTGCAGGAAGCAATGGAGCGCATCGAAACCCTTGAGGCCAAAGTTGCTGCTCTTGAGAGCGCGTAGTCCCCTTCACTGCTGGGTCTGGGAAAGCATTAAATTGCCCCCAGACCTAAGCCTGAGGGCGCAGCAGCATCGTAACGCCACTGGGTGAAACTCAAGTCTAACCCAGCAGTCTTTGACTTGACAAGGCCTTGCAAAGCTGGTAACTTGAGTCTCCTCTTAAGACCAGCATGACCACCACTGTCTCAAGCCTCTGGAGCGCCTTCGTCGAAGAGCGCTCCATTTCTTTATGTCCAACCAGTCTCACTTCAGACTACAAGCAGGTGGGTAAATGGCTTGCTCGCTGCCCCATTCAAGACATTAACGAGGCACGAAAATTAATGATTTGGGCTTTAGGAGAGAAGCCAGTGCTCACTTCTCGGCGTGTAGCCATGTACGTCAAAACAATGTACAAATGGGCCGCCCAGGAAGATGTGGCAATCATTGCCCGTAATCCATTGGCAAGCTTCAAAATGCCAAAGGCTCCTCAACGCGAGGAGGAAATCGTTGTCATCCCTCGAAATGAAACTGGCCTAGTCCTTGCCGCATTAGAAGCGAAGCTCACTTATCGCGATGTTAATTGGTCTTGGTACACGGAATTTATGCTACAAACCGCAATGCGCACTGGAGAAGTGAGGGCGGCCAAGTGGGACGATATTAAGGAAAATAAGCTTTTGGTACACCAAAACTATACACTCACTCATGGTTTAAAGAACAGCACGAAAACCAACAAGCGCCGTTGGGTGCCTATCAATGCTCGTTGCCAAGAAATCCTTGCTGAGCTTCCTCGCGAAAACGAATTTATTTTTCCATGGAATCGGCTTGCCTTTCAGAGCTATTTCAGGAAAAAGCTTTCGCCTCTGCATGAAGCAGGGCTAATTTCCCATGTTTATAGGCCGTATGATTGTCGCCACACTGCTATTAGCCGCTGGATTGAAGCTGGCATTCCCGTGCCACAAGTGGCCAACTGGGCAGGCAATACAAGCGAAGTGATTTTCAAGCACTATTGCAATAGCACGCAGGAATACGAGATGCCAGTGCTTTGAGGCGGTTTCCCGAAGAAGCCGCCTTCTTTTCCATTGTTAAACTAACAAAGACCATTCTTTTTAATCATGGCAATCACTTACCAATGGGGCGTCGCCAATCTTGAGCGCCACCTTGCTGATGGAATCGTCTACACGGTTCATTATACAATTTCTGCTGATGACGGCACATATGCCAGTTCGGCGTATGGCAGTCTTGGGCTTGAAGCTCCCGACGAAGATGATGAAATTCCTTATGCGCAACTTACGCCGGACATCGTTACTGGTTGGGTGAAGGAAAAGTTTGGCGACGAAAAAGTGGCTGAAATTGAAGCCGCTCTCGCAGAGCAAATTTCTCAACAGCGCACTCCCACTAATGGCACTGGAGTGCCTTGGTCCTGATGGCATCAAGCAAAACCATTAACGGGCAAAAGCTTCATTCTCCTAATCGTCGCAAGAAGACGCGCCAAGGCAATGGAGCAAATAGCAAGGCCTCTCACGGGCGAAAGCTTCCGCGAGGACAAGGCAAATAATCAAGAGGCTGAAAGGCCTCTTTTCTTTTGCTAGTACAATGAAAGAAAGCATTCTTTTCCATGGGACAAATAATTGCTGGGGGCGAACAGTTTGAAACTCACATTCAAGCTGATTATCGCGGGCAGATTTTAAAGACAGGTCCTGATAGTGGAGCAGTTGATGCTTTTGGGCGTGCTCGCACGAGCGCTCCCTATACGCTTTTTGATAGCACGATGCGTTACAACAAGCGTGCCGATCAATGGTTTGATCGCCTTTCTGGTGGAGGCGTGGTCACGTATTTAACAAATGAAAGCAGCACTGCTTTGACGACCACCACTGCGTCTGGCGATACAGCGCTGCGTAGAACTAAGCAATATTTCCCGTACCAACCAGGCAAGAGCATGATGATCATGCAAAGCTTTGCTGGCACCACGCCAACAGCAGGCCTCATTCAAGAAGTGGGTTTTTTTGATGATCAGAATGGAGTGATGATTAGGGCAAGTGGTACTACGTTGCAAATGGTCATCAGAAGCTTCACGTCTGGCGCTGTTGTTGAAAACGTGATTGATCAATCAGCGTGGAACATTAACACTCTTGATTCGCTTGACTTCTCTAAAGCTCAGATTTTTACTGCCGATCTTGAATGGCTTGGCGTGGGGCGAGTGAGGACTGGTTTTGTCGTTAACGGCGAGATCATTTATTGCCATGAATTCAATCATTACAACACATTGACTAGTGCATATATGACAACGGCTATTTTGCCATTGTCCTATCGCATTCACAATGCTTCCGCTCAAGCTTCAGGGCGCACCATGAAGCAAATTTGCAGCAGCATCCTTAGCGAGGGAGGGTATGAGCCAGATGGCGCCGTGTATTCAGTGAATCACGATTTAAACACTGTTCCAAATACATCAGGGGAGCGTATTACTGCTGGCATCCGCATGGCAAGTGGCCGCACTGGTAATGTCATTCTTCCCGTGAGGATTTCGACTGCCACTGCCTCTAGTGATGTGGTGTTGTGGCGTTTGCGTTTAAATCCAACGCTGAGTGACGTCACTTGGAGTGCTGCGGACAATCAAAGGGGCAATGTGGAAGTGACAACTAGTGGCACTGCCACAGGCGGCACAGTGGTTGACGCGGGCTTTGTCAGCCAAGGCAGCGCGAACAATTACGACATTGCAGTGGCCATTCGTCTTGCCTTAGGACAAAATGCTTCTGGCGAAAGCGACGCTCTCATCTTGACCGTCGACAGTGCAGTCAGCGCTAAAGCACTTGGCATGATCGGCTGGGTGGAAATCACTTAAGCTATGGGGGCAATATGCCTCTTCCCATGGCCTTTCCTTTTGTTGCAGAGGGCGAATGGTACAAGCAGCAGACAGAGGGTCTCTCCGACATTCTTGTAGAGCTGCTAACGGACGATGATCCGGCTATAGCCTGCAAGGCTCTTAGCGAAACCATCGCTTCGTGGGAGGACTACCACGAGAAGGAGCTTACTAAATGGAAGCGCCTTAGGACTCTCCTTGGTCTGGCAAGCGATAGGTGATTCTTAGCTCTCCACCAAGAGCCTTCACAGCCTCACTAGCATCCGCTGGTGGGGCTGTTTCAATGAGCACTGACGGGACAATGGCATCTGGAAGGGGCGTGACGATGGCATCAGGGAAAAGCTTGTGAGCCTCCCATGCAAGAGCATTGGCTTTGTTTTCTCGCTCTTCTTCTTCCCATTGTTTGACTAGCGTCTTTGCTTGCTGATCAATTTGCTGCATGACGCCCCTGGCTTTCCATTCTGCCCAATCAGGCCTGCAATGGGCCATGAGCATTTTGAACCATGGCTGCAAAGCAAGAGAAGGCCGCTTTGAGGCGGCCCATAAGCCTAGTTCGTAGCAGAGAGCATTAAACCAGGATTGCCAATTCATCAGCCTTCCTGAAAAACTGAAATATATACTGTGCCTGTTTTTGTGAGAGGCAAAATTTTATCGCGAAGATCAATGTTAAACGCACGGCAACAACCGTGAGTAGGGACTAGGGGCTGTTTGGGAGCCCATGCACCAGGCCATCCGTTTGCACTTCCGCCACCGTGGAGCATGATTCCTGCACGACCATATTTCGCTTCTTGATTTTCAAGCTCAATCATGTCAAAGCTATACCAGCCATATGCCATGAGAGTGCGGTCATACTTGGGCTTGTCTCCATTGATTTCGTAATCGCGATAAATAGTGCCAATTTTGTACAGACCAGGAGGACAGTCAGAATTTGTAATCTTCCATTCAAAATCACTATATTGCCCACGAGCAAGACAAGGGATTTCCCATAGAAGCTTCCCTTCAAAAGAGAAAGCTTTCATAGTCTCAACGGCATCGTTCACAATCAAATGCGAATCGCCTTCCTTAAAACCAAAGTCTTGCGGGCGTTTCTTCGGGCCAATCATGGTAAAAGCGGTGCTCTCAGGAGCATATTCTTTCATGAGCTTAGACAGTTTTGCAGGATAATCGGGATCAGTGGCATAGCTCTGCTCCTTCAGCATTCGCGCCGCTGCATAGCGATTGGGGGCATTGTTGATACCCTTGAATTGACGATAGTCTTTGTACCAGCGCGTGACTAAGTATTCAATGCAAGCAGCAAGACTGGGGAAGTCAATAAAACCAGCTTTGATAGTCACCCACTGACCATCGTAAAATTCTTGAGTGGTGGTAGTAGTGCCGCCCCCTTTAATTCCTAAAAAATTATTTTTGCCAGACGTGTGCTTGCCGAAGCCACTTTCTAGGCAGCACTGTGCTGCTACCAGCTCTGGATAGCGAGCGCCGTATTTACGGGCTGTCTGGAAGCATTCGTCCCAGAAAGCCCGATTTGAAGGCCACATGGCTTTAGCCCTTCACGCGGAAGACTGCTTTGAGGCCAGTCAGCAGAAGCTGGATGATATTGTTTTCCTTGTAGGGAGTGCGTTCGATGATTTGGTCAACAGCAGCAACAATGATGCCACCAATCACGAACCATTCAATGCCGCTCATGATGAGAGATG